CTAACCCGGATAAATTAGACGGACTTAACGCAAGCATGGTAATAGTAGACGAGTATTCACAAGCCGATAGCGCCGCATTGAAGAACGTTTTAACGTCCTCAATGGGCGCACGGCTCAACCCTTTAACCGTAGTAATTACGACCGCATCCGATAAAGAAACGGCTCCATTCGTCGAAATGCTCAAAATGTATAAATCGATCCTACGAGGTGAGATTGAAAATGATTCCATATTTGCGCACATCTTTGAGCCGGATGTAGACGATGAGGAAGGCGATCCGGCAACGTGGCGCAAGGTACAACCACACATGGGTATAACCGTTTATGAAGATTTCTATATAGACGCGTATCAAAAAGCACTATATAGCGCGCCGGATGCACTGGAATTTCGAACAAAGTTACTAAACGTATTTACTACCGACCAAACAACAAAATGGATTGAGGCAAAGCAGATCGAAGAACGATTCAAAGATATTAGAATAGAAAATATTGGTACTTATCCGTTAACAATGGCGGCGGTCGATTTATCCGTTCGAGACGACTTTTCTACGGTTACTTATAATATCTATTCGAAAGAAAGCGGTTCTTTTCATTCACATACGGATTACTATTTTCCGGAAGGAGCTTTGAAAGATCATCCGAATCGGGAACTTTACGAAGGTTGGGCGAAAGCGGGCTATTTAATTCTGTGTGACGGTGATATTATCGACTATCAGCAAATAGTAAACGATATACTTGCACGTGCAAAGTATCTACAAATTATGGGAGTTGGCTATGATCCTTATAAATCGGCTGAATTTGTAAATCTTCTTACTTATTCCGTAGGCGGTGCGAGTGAATATATTAAGCCTGTTAAACAGACATACGGAACGTTTACAAGCCCTATTGAATCTTTTGAACTTGCTTTGTATCGGAGTAAGCTCACCTTTAGCCCTAATCCGATTACGCCGTACTGTTTTAGTAATGCGGTATTAGACGAAGATCGGAACATGAATAAGAAGCCAGTCAAAAAAACGCATAACGCGAAGATTGATTCGACTATAACAAACCTAATGACATTCTACTTATTTAATAACATGGAGCTATATGAAACTATCTTTTAATTTTGAATTGGGACGTTCAAAGACGCAAAAACGCGCCTTAAATGCAGAGACGAGCACAACGGATAAAGATGCGGCAATAAACTCCCGATTGCCATCATTGCCCGGTCAGCCAATAGATGTACATAACAGCAATCAAGCAATGAAACTTTCAGCCGCATATAGATGTACTTCTATTCTTTCGGGGACTATTGCGTCTTTACCGCTTATAATTAAACGGAAAAAAGATGGATATTTCTCACCAGACGAGAAAAACGATTTATATACAATATTAACCCGTATGCCTAACCGACGAATGAATAGTTTTGAAATGGTTAGGAATATGGTTGTTCAAATCGTAAATCAAGGAAACGCCTACATCGTTATCCGTCGGAAGTTCGGTAGTGTCAGCGAGCTTGTATTATGCGCAAATAATACAGTAACCTATGACAAATTGAATGATGTTTATATTATTTCTGATCCATATAACCGGATATATGGGCGTTTTGAATCCTACGAAATAATCCATCTTAAAAATAATAGTTTGGACGGGGGATATACAGGAGTAAGTACAATAATGTACGCTAGTCGTATCTTTTCCATAGCTGCTAGTGCAGATAATCAGAATTTACGAACCTTTCAGAATGGAAGTAAAATAAAGGGGCTTGTTTCCGGTGCAAAAGAGATAAATAAAGGGTTGCCCGGTGCAGGTATGACGGATATTCAACTTTCTACGGTTGGGGATCGTATAGAGGAACAACTAAACACAGGAAGAGACATTATTTCAGTTCCCGGCGATGTTGGATTTCATCAACTTTCTATAAATCCGGTTGATGCGCAGTTATTGGAAACAAAGAAATTCAGTATTCTTGATATATGTAGATTTTACGGAGTTCACCCGGATAAAGTATTTGCCGGACAATCTACTAATTACAAAGCTTCTGAAATGAGCAATGTTTCTTTTTTAACTGATACACTGCAACCAATATTGAAACAAATCGAGGCTGAATTTAATTACAAGCTGATTCCTAATTCAGTCGCTCACTTATATAGTATTTCATTTGATTTGTCATGCTTATATCAAACCGATTTAACGACACAAGCAAGCTATTATAAAGCTTTGGAAGAAATGGGAGCTCATTCCCCGAATGATACTCGTAGGGCTTTAGGAAAACCGCCCGTTGAAGGAGGCGACAAAGTGTTTATCTCCTGCAACGTTCAACCAATCGAGGCGGCTAGTCAAAAAGTAGAGCTACCCAAAAACGAAGAAACAAACATATAGTAAAATGATATTTGCAAAATATGGAAATACGAAGTTATACAGAGCTAGGTGCTCCTAAAGTTGGAGATGGAAGAATAATCGAAGGTTATGCGGTTGTATTCGGACAAGAAAGCCGTGTATTGTACGACAGGGAAAAACAACGCGCTTTTGTTGAGGTGATCGAAAAGGGAGCTATAACGGAAGAGTTATTGCGTAGTTGTGATGTTAAAGCTCTGTTAGATCATAATAAACAGAGATTGTTAGCTCGTTCTAATCGTGGTGCGGGAACTTTGTCGCTTGAACTTGACGACTACGGATTAAAATACAGGTTTGAGGCTCCTAGTACTCCCGATGGAGATTTCGCCGTAGAAATGATTAAACGTGGTGATATTTTCGGTTCGTCTTTTGCGTATGCTTTAAATGAAAAGGATAAAACAAAAGTTTCCTATTCAATGAAAGACGGGTTGTTGCTTCGTACTGTACACATGATTGATCGGATTTCCGATATATCTCCCGTTGTTGATCCTGCTTTTTATGGTACAGACGTAACGGTACGGAGTATGGATGATACGATAGCGGAGTTGTCCGGCGAGAATAAAGACTATCTAAATGAAATTAATAATTTACGCAAATCAATTTAAAACATGAGAAAAGAATTTGAAACTATTGCTCAATACAAAGAGCAGATGCGCGCTATGTTGGATAAAGCAGAAGCGGAAAAAAGAGCACTCGACGCAAGCGAGAAAGAGCAGTTCGAGCAGTTAAAAACAAAGAAAGAACTTTTGGAAATGAAAGTCGAACGCCGTGCGCTTGAAGATATTAACGCGGGACTGGTATCAGACCGTCGCATGTTGTTTTCACAGGCTGTTTTTGACGTCGTTAATCATCGCTCTTTGGAAGAATACAACGGAGTAGTATCGGAAGGCGGTATTAAAGTTGTAGAACGTGCGGTGACTGTTACAGATACAACCGATGCGGCTAGCATGGTTCCTGTTACAATCGGTGAAATCATTGAACCATTAGAAAAAGGCTTGATTATTGATAAACTGGGTATCAAGATGCAAAGCGGGCTTGTAGGTGACCTTGTTTTCCCAACATTGGCGGCTGTTGAAGCAACAATTCAGGGTGAAAACGTTGCGGTTACCGATACCGAATTGAATATCGACAAAATCAAGGCTTCACCCAAACGTGTATCTATTTCTATCCCGGTGTCTAAGCGTGCGATCAACCAAACGAACTACTCTTTGCAGGACGTTGTTTTGAAGCAAATTTCGCTTGGCGTCGCTCGCACTTTGAATAAATGGATGTTTTCGGGAACTGCATTGTCTGGCGCAAGCAACGGGGTGTTTGTAAAGACAAAACCAGATGTTGAATATACAAACGCGTTGACATTTGCGGATATTGTTTCGCTTGAATCTACCGTAATGGATGCGGGCGTAGATGTAACCGACGGTACAGCTGCCTATGTTTGTACTCCAAAGGTGTATGGTGCTTTGAAATCCACTCCCAAAGCGGCGGGAGCTGCTGAAATGATCTGCCAAAATGGTATGGTGAACGGTTATCCGGTTCTTGTTACTAACTACATGGACGCCGATTCTATCGGATTCGGTGTATTCTCCAACGCTGCTATCGGTCAGTTCGGCGATATGGATTTAGTTATAGACCCGTACACCGGAGCGAAAAGTAATGTCGTAAACTTTGTATTGAATACTGATTATGATATTGTTGTAGCTCGCCCGGAAGCCTTTGCCATCGCAAAGAAGAAGGCTTCTGCTTAATCCTATAACCTATCATTCACTAAAGGGCTGGGGCTTCGGCTCTAGCCCTTTCTAATTTATACAATATGGCACAATACGTAACACTCGAAGAACTCAAACAGCATTTAAACATTGACTTCGACACGGACGACGCGTATATAACTGGGCTTATCGAACCCGTTCAACTTCTTATCGAATCGTATCTAAATAATCCGCTAGATACCTACGTTAAGGACGCAAAAATAGATCGGCGTATCTGGCACGCGATCCGCATCCTTATAGCGAATTACTACGCAAACCGTGAATCGGTAACATTTGCCACTCCGCAAGTTATTCCGGGGCACATAGAACTATTACTGCAACCTTTAAAACGATATACGTAATGCAAGCAGGATTATTAAACGAAATGATCGCTTTTTACCGTAGCGAGTCAAAGCGCGATAGTCTGGGCGGCACGTCTGAAAGTTGGGTGAAAGTATTCGATAAACGCGCATACATTCGCTTTAAGTCTGGCGCACGCAAAGAAGCGAACGGCGAGATATACAATACGACCGTTAATACAATAATGATTCGCATCTGCAAAGAGATTAACGCTAAAATGCGAATCGAGTACGACGGGCAGAAATACAAGATTCTATCTATTAACCACGACCGGAAGCAACAAGCAACGGTTATAGAAGCGGAGGTAATCAATGAGTAACGACAATTACACCGGGCGCAACTTGTATCGCGTCGAAGTGGATGCAACGCGAGTAAACGAACTACTTAAACGGTTGAACGATAAAGAAGCAAAGAAGGCAATTTCCTCCGCTCTTAGAAAGTCGATTCTTATCATTCGTAAACAGGCGCAGGAAAATTTAGTCTATGCTGTTAATGGCGCTGAATTTGGGAGTACTAAGAATGGCGTGTCTTTCAAACCGCTAAAGAATGAAATAAAAATAGCGGTCTATCGCAATGCTTCCGGTGCACGGGTTAGCCTGATTGATAAACGCAAAAAGGGATCACGCGCTTTTATGCTTCCTTTTTTTGAATCTGGAACAATAGAACGAACAGCATACGAAAAAAGCGCTACCCATAAACCCGCAAACAGAGGTAGTATAAAGGCTTCTCGCTTCTTTTCTAATGCGGTCAAATCGAAGCAGAAAGAAGCGGAGAACTCACTAGAGAAAAATATTATTGATTCAATAACGAAAATAGCGAATAAAAAGAAATGAGTTTATCAATAGGCGCACACGTATATAAGAAGTTAAGCGACTCTACGGAGTTGGCGAAGTTGATTTCTGATAAGATATATGCTATCTCAACCAAAACGGAAATATCTTTTCCGTTCGTAATTTACAGGCGTAATTCTTTGGTTCCTGAATATACAAAAGATAGATACGGTACGGGCGATACCGTTTCGGTTGAGGTTGCCGTAGCTAGTGATAACTACTTGAATTCTGTCACTATCGCCGAAGAAGTGCGTAAGGCGCTCGAAAACAAGCGCGGGCAATATGACAACTTCAATGTAATAGACGCTAAACTAATTAGTGCGAATGAGGATTTTATAGAAGATACTTTTATTCAAAGCCTCGTATTCTCATTTAAAACGGAATAATAACTAAAACACGATAAAATTATGAGTAAAGCAAAATCAGTGTTAGGAAAAGACCTAATGTTATTCATCGACGGTAAAGCCATCGCACTTGCCACATCTTGCAAATTGGGGCTTTCGGCTGAAACAATCGACACACAAAGTAAAGATTCGGGTATCTGGACGGAAAAGGACATTAAAAAACTTTCTTGGAACGCTTCCAGTGAAAATGTATTTAGCGCGGATGCAGATGCGAACAGCTACGATAAACTATTCGCTTTGTTCTTGGCGCATAAACCTGTTGTTCTGAAATTTGGCGTTGTTGGCAATCCTGACGTAAACGAAATGCCCGCCGCCGGATGGACACTAGCGGAAGGTGCATATACAGGTAGTGCGGTTATCACTTCGCTAGAAGCAAATGCGCCGGATGGAGACAAAGCAACACTATCAATCAGTTTCGAAGGAACCGGATCGCTTGCAAAGGAAGCAGCTAGTAAATAACTTACGGGCGGTGTTTTGCCGCCCTCTAAACGACTTATTCAATGAAAACAATATCACTTAATGGAAAAGATTTTTCTTTGAAATATACGCTCCGTGCGTTCTTTGTATTCGAAACTATATCCGGCTATCCGTTCCAGTTTGGAAAGATGTTAGACGAGTTTCTTTTGTTTTATTCGTTTCTGCTTGCCTCTAATCAGGAATTGTTCAAAATGGAATTTGAGGAATTTATCGAATTATGCGAAAATGACTTGACGCTATTCGAACAATTCAAAGAGTTTATTTTGGATGAAATCAAACTACGTTCGCAATCGGCAGGAAATGACGTAAAAAAAAAGAAGGTGACGACGCGGAAACGAAAGCCGTAAGTATACGCGAACTTTATTCGCGCGTTGTCGGTGAGGGCGGGATCGCTCCCGATTACTTCCTCGATAAAATGGACTTTATCGAGGTTGAATCGTTTATAGACGGATTGAATCGACGCAATCGGGAAGCGTGGGAACAAACTAGATTGTTAGGTTTCATTATAGCGCAATCTAATAGCACAAAGACGCTAAAGCAAACCGATATACTTCGGTTCCCGTGGGATGAAGAAGAAAAGAAAGATACGAGCGTAACGGACGAAGAGATGCAACGATTACGAGCTAAAGCAAAAGAAGTAGAATCACAATTAAACACGCATAAAGATGTCTGATATAGTAACAAGATTATTGCTTAAAACGAATGACTTTGACGCAAATCTAAATAAGTCGAAGAAGAATGTAAACGGGTTTCAAAGCGACATTTCTAAAATGTCCGGCGTTGCAGTATCGGGAGTTATGAAGTTCGCCGGGGTTCTTGGTATTGCTGTAACTGCCTCGGAAGGTTTCAATAAAGTAATGAATAGCAGTCAGACGCTAGGAGATGAATATGCCCGTACTATGGACGGCTTAAAAGGTGGCGTAGACCAATTTTTCTACTCTATCGGTAGTGGAGACTGGACGCCGTTCATGAACGGGTTAACCGAAACGATACGTCTAGCACGCGAAGCATACAACGCGATGGATCAATTAGGAAATACAAAAATGTCATTCTCTTATTTTGATGCAAAGAATCAAGCAACCATACAAGAACAAATAACTATTTTAAAAGATAAGGATTCAACGGAAGAGCAAAAGAAAGCAGCTAGGGAGCTATTAGACAAGACGCTGAAAGACCAAGAGGAGATCGTAGGACAATATAAACAAAGAAGTCAAAACGCATTACAAGCAATGGTAAAGGCGGCAATAGGACTTGACGGCGTAGATGTTTCGGCAATAGATATAGATAAAGTGTTGAGATTAGATGTATCTTCGGTAGGCGATGAACAAAAGGCACAATTAGCGAAACAGTATAAAGACTTCGTAGATGAATACGATCGTTTGAAAGCCAAATTTACAACTTACGAAACGGTGGGTTCTGGAATGAATGTGCACACGGTTACAACAACAGATACAAATGCATTGAGTAAGGCAATAAGCCCGATGTTAGCGAAGTATCAGGATGCAATACAATATAACGCAATTTTAGTAAAGAAGAGTGATGAATGGTTGCAGAATTTAATAAACGTTGCAACGGCGGCAGAGGCGGCGGGACGGAATTTATCTAGTATGACGAAAGCGGCGAACCGTGCTTCACAGTCAGGAATAGGCGGGAAAACGCCAAAGGAAGAACCGAAAGAGGGCTCTATCGCTTGGTATGACACGCAAATCGCAGAGCAAAATAAAAAACTTATTGCTGAAACCGACATGCATGCGCGTTCTGCCATTCAAGCAACAATAAATGAGCTCGAATCAAAGAGGATAAATTTAAAGTTTGTTGTAGAGCAAGAAACGTTTAAAATCGCTCACGGCGAGATGAAAGACGATGCTTTATCCGTACCTATTGCACCGATTTACGATAAGGTTCCGACACATGGGAAGGGAGAAAAAACCTTTAAGTTACCTAAATTCGAGTCTCCCATTAAGAAAAAAGATGTAAAACTAAACGAGCAATATGCAGAGTCATTAGGATATATCGGAAATGCCTTTGGTACTATGGGACAAATGGCTGCACAGTTTAATAACGACGGTATGGCATTTGCTTTAAATTCTATCGGTTCTATCGCTCAAATGATTGTGCAACTGCAAGGGCTTGCAACCGCTAACGGCGTGGCTAGTGCCATGTCGTTACCTTTCCCCGCCAATCTTGCCGCAATAGCCACAGTTGTAGGAACAGTTACGGGTATCTTTGCCAGCCTTCCCAAATTTGCAACGGGTGGTATCGTTCCGGGCACATCGTTTACGGGTGATAAAGTTCCGGCTTTACTCAATTCGGGTGAGATGGTTCTAAACGGATCACAACAAAGTAATTTATTTCAAATGCTTAATAGCGGTTTATACGGTTCCTTATCACAAAAGATCGCACCATCAATAGAAAATCAAGGCGTTCGCTTGTACAGTGATGTCGAAATAAGAGGGGATCGCATATTTTTAGCATTACACAACCACATAAAGAAAACAGGTAAAAAACTATGGTAAATTACAGAACTATCTATACGCTTCCTTTCAAATCCAGAAAGGAAGTATCTTATTTGATTGAGATACAAAAAGAGAATTATGAAGGAAAAAGTACTGAATTGGTTGGCAGTGGTAACTCTCCTTTTTCCGTGACAATCGAGGATGAGGATTTTTTATATACGCCAACTCGCTTTTCTTCTGCTTCAATCCGTATTGTTGGAGGTGACTATTTGCAAAATTTGTATTCGACTGGATATCAACAATACAAAGTATTATGTAAGCGAGGTAACGATGTTATTTGGACGGGCTTTATAAATCCAGAGTTATACACGCAGGATTACACATCTACAAAATTCGAGCTTGAAATAGAATGTAGCTCCGCTATGAGCACTCTCGAATATGTTAACTACAAACAAAAGAACGCTGAACAACGAACTTTTATTAGTTTTTGGGAACTGTTTAGAATGTTCATTGAGCAGTCTCGCGGGTATTATTCGTCTATATTTATTCCTCATGTGTATGCTAAAAACGAACATGATTATAATAACGATCTAAACGTATTTGAAGAAATGACGATAAGTGAACAAAACTTCTTCGACGAGGATAACAAGGCTATGACTCTAAAAGAAATATTAGAAGAAGTTTGTAAGTTCCTAAATTGGACTTGCGTCGATTGGAGAGGTGAACTGTATTTCATTGACATAGATCATAAAAGCGTTTATTATAAATATGATTGCAATCTGAATACATATTCTAAAACTACATCTATTGCATTGAATGTTTCTGATATTGGTTTTGCGGGATCGGAACACTTTTTAGATATTTTACCGGGATATAATAAAGTAACTGTAAAATGTAGTAATTATCCTATTGAGGAAATCAAGATAACCGAAGATTTTGATAAGCTGAAATTATTATCAAATATCGGAGAAGTATCTACTAATCTGGATAACGGTAATACAAGACATACACAGAGGGAGGTTTTATATCCTAATATTTTAACGATGCACCAATTTACCTATAAAAATGGTGTTTTGTCTCCTGTTACAGACTTGTCTATTTATAAAAACAAGAGTAATGCCAACGAATTACTAGGGGCGATCCCATTAAGATATGCCTCTTATGAGTCTGGGCTAAAGACACCAACTACGCAATCATACAACTATGAGTGTGCAATACAAGTCCGGCAACGTTGTGGAACAAAATACGATCCTATTAACGACGTAACTTCCAATTCGGTATTTAATGATTCAATTGTAGTTATCGGTGCAAAGAAAGACGCTTTATTTTTAGGGAAGGGGGGTGCTCTTTCTCTCAATATGAGTATTAAGGTTTTGCAAAAGGATAAATATGATTCTCCTTTTGGTGGCGGTTTGGTTCCTTCCGAGGATGGTATTACATATTCAAAAGATATAATTAAGGTAAGAATAAGAATCGGCGATAAATATGTTTCTAAAGATAATTATGGGCGGTTTACGTGGAGTGATACCCCATCTACTATGTCTATAAATCTGGATCAATCTAGAGTCGAAAATGCAGATGGTAAAATGGGAACAGGTTTTGTTCCATTGTATAAAACGTATGGAGTACTCGGCAAATATTCTGATGTAGACGGGGTTGTAATAGATATTCCGACTAATTTATTTGGCACGCTTGAAATGTCTATATATGCTCCTACATTGACGGAAAGAGAGGGGCAAGTTCCGTACGGATATTTAATAAAAGATTTAAAACTAAGATATTGCCATTCGTTAGATATGGATGACGATAAAGACTCCGACCGGATTTACGAGAATGTTGTTAATGAAAACTTTATTAATGAATTAGACGAAATAGAGTTTAAGATTTCGAGTTATAACAACGATGGAGCGTGTTATAGTAAGGTCTTGTTATTGGATGAATATCTGAAAGATAACCTTTATTCATCTATTGAAAAGACTTTGATTCGCCCGGAAGAGCTTTTAATAAGAAGAATTATTAATCAATACGGAGCTACCAAAATAAAACTAACACAGGTATTATTAAATAGTGACTCTATAACTCCTATATCTGTTCTTTCGGATAACTACATGAAAGGGAAACATTTCATGATTGCAGGCGGAGAAATAGATTTCGCCAATGAACAATTTACCTGTAAGATGATAGAAGCATAATGACGATTCAAATAAAAAATAAAGCTATTCCATCATCACCCCGGTCAAAAAATTATCCGACTGGGGCGATTGTTAGTGTGTCGCCTGGCGGAGGTAGTGGAGTGACTTCCAACGGTGGCGGATCAAACGTCACTATTCTAGGAAAAGACGATTTGAGATCGGCGACAGATTTAAATGTTTTCTCATCTCTTCGCACGCTCGCGGAGATATTATCTATAATTGTAACGAAAGATGATACCGAAACGAAGCTAACAGATAGTAATGTTTTATCGTCACTCCGAGTAAGCACAGAACTTGATACAATCAAAGAAAAGGTTAAGGAGGCTATCGAATCTTTAAAAGACTTGTATCTATCCAAAACAGCGCCAGACGAAACACAATTTCTTATCAAGTTGCTAGGCGGTTTAACCGTTGATAACGGGCTAGATGTAACGAAGGGTATTTCTACGGATACGTTGACCGCAACGACAACAGCGACGCAAATACTAAACGTTTTTGATAAACTGATTGCAAAGTCGGCGGCTTTTTCAGACGATGTGACTGTATCGAAGAAAATGACAACACTAAATTTGCTCGTTCAGAAGGTTGCAGAGATACACGATTTAAGCGTATCTCATGTTGCAACTTTAATGGGTACAATAGTAAAGGACTATATCTCTTCCGAGTCTTTTGTCAGTGGTTTGGGCGGCGAAGGAATGAAGATATACAAAGCGGTCACAGGTGACTGGAATATGGAAATTGATAATCTTACAGTTCGAAAGATATTTTCCATATTTGAGTTGGTTGTTCAGAAGATAACTCATCAGGGCGGCATGGTAATCCGGTCTGCTGCGGGTGGTAAGCTGACTAAAGTAACTGATGGTGGTTCATATTGGAAATGTGAGCACGATAGTACGGATGATTTCATAAGGGATGATCAGATAATATGCCAGTCATTTACAGGAACTTCTACCAAACGTTATTGGCGTTTAGTTACTTCCGCCGGAGCAGGCTATTTTAATCTATCTAAAACTGACTGCGAGCAGGGAAGCGGAGCGCCCGAAGTAGGAGATGATGTCGCAGTATTAGGCAACAGAACGAACATAACCAGACAAAAAGCACAAATAGATTGTGCTGTTGGTGATTTTGCACCTTATCGGGATGATTACGACGGAATTAATTCCTATTCTCTTGTAGGTCGGTTGATTACACGTACCGGAAATCTTAACGGTATTAGTGATGCAGTATTTGGTGTATTGATTGGCTCTGGTTTGTATGGTACTAATGTTTATTTAAAAGGTACATTTGTACTTCATTCTGGAAAGAAAATAGAAGAAGTAATCGACGATGTTAAAAACGATCTAAATGGGAGAATAACCGATGTAGAGACGAACTTTGAAATTCGTGAAGGACAAATTTCTTCTAAGATTAAAGAAGTTAATATTGCTGTATCGAACGCGAAACAGAGCGAAACGAACGCTTCTAGTTCGGCTACATCCGCCGGAGTTTCTGCAAATAACGCGTCTAAAAGTGCCACGGATGCACAAGGAGCAGCGACTAATGCCGGGAAGATATTGGAGGAAGTAACATTAAAAGAAAGTTCTGTAACTCAAACAGCCGGAGAAATTTCTACAAAAGTAACCGAAGTTAATAAAAAGGTAACCGAGGCGAATATTGCCGCTACAAATGCGAAAAACTCCGCTACGTCTGCATCCGGTTCTGCTGGAACTGCATCCGGTAAAGCGGGTGAGGCTGCAAATTCGGCAGCTAATGCAAAACAATCTGCAGATAATGCGGCGAAAGTCCTCGAAGATGTGACTTTGAAAGAAAGCTCTATCGCCCAGACCGCCGGAAACATAACATTGCAGGTTACGGAAGTCACGAAGAAAGTAGTAGAAGCGAATATCGCCGCTACAACCGCTTCGACTAAGGCGGCAGAAGCATCTACAAGTGCTGGAACGGCTTCAACCAAAGCAGGGGAAGCATCTACCTCTGCAACTAATGCGAAAAATAGTGCTTCTACTGCTAGCACTAAAGCGGGGGAAGCTTCTACTTCCGCGACAAATGCGAAAAAATCAGCAGATAGTGCAGCGGCAAAGCTCACTGCCATTTCCCAAAAAGAATCTAGTATCAATCAGACGGCAAGTAGTATCACATTACAAGTTAAAGAGGTGACAACTAAAGCTAATGAAGCTGCTAATTCTGCAACAACCGCTGCAACTAAAGCGGGCGAGGCTGCAAATTCGGCAACTAATGCGGCAAAAAGTGCTACAGACGCAAAGGCACTTCTCGATAATGTAGATGGCAAGTATGTAACCAAGACGGTATACGATTCAGGAATTAAGGTGCTAAGCGATAGTATTGCGCTAAAAGTGTCACAAGCGAGCTTTAATGCATTAGGTATACGGGTCAGTAGTGCGGAAAGTACAATATCGCAACATACAACCCAAATTTCATTAAAAGCCTCACAGACAGATTTGACAGCACTTGGAACTCGTGTTTCCTCTGCCGAAGCTAAGATTACATCCGAAGCGATTAATTTAACAGTAAAGAGCCAAACTGAAACTATTGCATACTCCGTTACATCTGCCTTGCAAAATCAAATTGTTGAAACTGGAATTGACATAACAAACAAGCGCATTACGGTGAAAGCAGATACTTTTCGTGTACAGGATACATTGGGGAATGCAATAGCGATATTTAAAACCAATACAGCCGGGAAGCCTATTCTTAAGGCTGAAAATATTGATGTCGATAATTTAACAGCAAAGAAATTAGACGGTGCTATTGGATCATTTAAAAAACTAACAGCAAATAATTCGAATGGAGAAGAAGCTGGATCAATAACCTTTGGAGATACAGCAAATACTAAGTCTTCTTTAAATATAGATTTTGCAACTACTTGGGTTGGCGGTGATTTATACCAACAAGGGTACAATTCTGTGGAAGGCCGATCTTGGCGGTTCTACGCATCTGATATTTGGTGTAGAGGAGAATTCGGGCATAGGGTAATGACTACGCTTAAATTTTCATCAAATATTGGGGGGAATTTTTACGCACATATCTATAATTATGGAACAGATTCCACTTATCATAAATATGCGCAATCAGGACAACCCATTGATTGCGTAACTTTATCCGGAACAGGGGATTATACACTTCGTATATGCGACTCTATAGCAAACAAAATGATCGTAGTTATCAATGATAGTGACTATACTAAACATGTAGTACATAATCATCCGAATAATTCTGTAATCAATATTCCTGGATGGAGCTTTAGGATATTTATAACAGCGGGTACGCCTACCATGTCAAACACACAGCGTGTATGTAATTTATATTTAATGTGATTATGAAAATAGATTTTAGAAAAATTGAAGTAACAGACCTTGAAGGGAATAAAAGTACCTCCGATGTCAGCAAAGAGTTAGGTAATATAATCTACAATAACACTACCGACTTGGGCGAATTAGAATTTGCGCAAGAAGTTTATAAACATGGCGAAGTGGAAGTAGATTCAGTAAAGGCGGAAACTATACGCAAATACATGGAAGTAGGACGTTTTTTCGCCCGCATCAAAAAAGGTGTATTTGATCTATTAGACAGTATTGACAATGAAAAATAAAAAGATTATGGTAACAAAAATTTTGAGTGAAAAAACAAGAACTACACAAGTAGAAGCGATTGCAAAAGAGGGTGAATATGAATATCAGACAACATATTCGTACAATGAAAATGGCATAACTCGTTTGCAGTGTTGTATTATCCAAAAAGCGAAAACAGATTTAGGTGAACAGACTGTGCACGCTGGGTATATGACTTTAGAAGGTGATAGCAAGTCTATGAACTTTCCTACTGGTATTGACATAGTGCCGCATATTTCTATGTTTGAGAATATATTAAAGGAAGTAAATGAGGGATTGATTACCAGATAAGAGCTATCTAAAACGGACAAAATAAGCCTACAATAAAAGATATGGAAGAATGGATAAAAATAATTGGTGCGTTAGGTGGATTAGAGGCGATCCGATTTACTGTTACTTTTTTAGCAAATCGCAAAACGAATGCCAGAAAAGAAAAGGCTACGGCGGATTCTATGGAGCTTCAAAATTTACTTTCTATCATTGATAATCTAAACAAGCAGATTGAACGGTACGACGAGCGATTAAAACAACGAGACGAGAAAGTAGATACGATTTACCGGGAATGGAGAACCGCACAGGCAGAGGCGCAAAATTGGATGCGCAAATACTACGAGCTTGAATTAGCTTTGAAGGATGCGGAACACAACCGATGTGATAGACCAGACAGCGAATGTAATCGAAGAACGCCGCCGCGTAGATTAATAACTATTAATCATAACAATAAAGAGACAACAAAATGAAATACTTCACTATTAAAGAGCTTTCGCACTCCGATACGGCGTTAGCGAAAGGAATTGATAATTTCCCAACAGCGGAAGCTATCAGTAATTTAACAAAGCTAGTAGATAATGTACTCGATCCGTTACGCGAGAAATACGGTAAGCCGATCCGTGTTAGTTCTGGGTATCGTAGTGCAATTCTTAATCGTAGCGTTAACGGTGCGACATCTAGCCAACATCGACTAGGGGAAGCCGCCGATATTACGGTAGGAAGCAAAGAAGAGAATCGGAAGCTATTCGAAATAATCAAAAGCGAATTGCCTTTCGATCAGTTAATCGACGAAAAGGATTTTTCTTGGGTACACGTGTCATTCAGAGAAGGACGTAATCGGAAACAAGTACTAAAGCTATGAAACGGCTAGTTTATATTATCATGCTGTTAATATTAGCGGCGTGTTTTATATCTTGCCGGACTCAATATATCCCGGTCGAATCCGTTCGTACTGAATACAAAACGCGCGATAGCATCCGGATTGATAGTATCTACCAGCGTGATAGTATTTATACGCTCGTAAAGGGTGATACAGCCTATCAGTATAGATATAAGTATCTGTATCGCTACCTAACAATTAATCGCACTGATACGATTCTTAAAAACGATTCTATTCGTGTTCCTTATCTGGTCGAAAAAAAGCTAAACCGTTGGCAGTCTATCAAGATGGAGTTGGGCGGGTGGGCGTTTGGTTTAGTAATCTCGTTTATTTTGATAATAATAGGGCGAATAGTGTATAAAGCACGAAAATAAAAAGAAAACCCCGCAACGGCTCAAATTGCGGGGCTTGTGTCAAATAAGAATCTTAACCGAGTTTAAGCGATGTTTGATGAATCATTTCGCTTACATCCTTCAAGGCATTTAAAAATGTTTGAAGTTCATTATCAGTAAAGCGAGCCTTTTTCCCGTTTACGATGTTACCGTTAATTCTTTGATATAGCCAATTTCTTGACTTTCCGAAATATTTCTTTGCGATATAGCTAAACGAAATAGCCTCCGGCAAGTCTCCGAGCTTATCCCGCAATATAGCTTCTTCCGCTCTTTTTATGAAATCATTGCAAGCGTCTACAGTCGCTTTAAGTCCAGATTCAGATGCTTTTTTATAGGCTTCTCTTTGATCTTCTGGCAGTGCGTTATATTTGGCTTGCATTTCTTTTTTGAAAGCGTCCCTTTCTTCTTGTGTAGATAAGGTTTTAAATCTTTCAAAATCCGCTTTCATTTCGGGCGTTGGCAAACAAGCGTTTATATCTATCATATTTTAAAGTTTTAATCCCTCCCCGAAGGGAGGGAGGTTGATTACTCTTTTAATTTTTCCCGAATCTCATTCATCCGGTCGAGTATGTCATTTATTAATGCTTCTCTTTCTTTTTCATTTTCGGGAACCCCGTAGGCTTCGTGGAATGAAGCGAGAAGTTTTAAATTCTCATACTCTTGTTCTAATTCCTTTCTTTCTTCATCTTTCATTGGTTAAACATTAAAATTAAGAACTCTTATTTGACTCTACAAATGTAATAAGCATTTGCTTATTGTGCAAGTTTTTGGTGAATTATTTTAGTGAATTAATATAATCTATTACTTTTCTATTCGCTTTATCTATTTGTTCTAAATCGTAATCTATATAAATTCCGGTTGTTTTGCATCCGAACTCGTGCCCCAAAGCTAAAGATATTACATCTTTCGATATTCCTATTTTATGCGCTATTGTAGCCCATGTATGGCGCGCCCAATACGAGGTGATGTCGGGAAATAAAATATCTCTAATCTTTTTCCCGCCTAATCCTTTTCGTTCGAAATTTCCCAGTTTTTGCAAACCTCTATTCATTGCTGCCATATACTTTCTATAATTGTAATCGTTGGTTTCGAGTGTGTTTAGTAGAAAATTATTTCCTTTATACCTGTTTAGTATCTCCATTGCTTCCGGTTCTACTTTGATAGAGTATAGCTTTCCGGTTTTTTCTCGTTTATATTCTATGCGTCCGTCAACTATTTGTTTGAGGTTAAATAAGTCTATTGCGTTTATGCCGATTAGATAAAACATAAGCATGAATATGTCTTGATACTCCTTTTGATATTCTTCTCCGTTAAAGTCTCGGAGTGTGGCGAGTTGTTCCGGTCTTAGCGAGCGTTTTCTAGTTTCCTCTTTTTCGATAGCAAACTTTCTAAACGGATATAACTCCGTTTCTTCGTTATCTATCGCATAGTTAAAGACGGCTCTAATATTCCGTAGATGGATTGATATTGAATTGGTTTTCATTCCTGTATCTTTTAGCCATTTATTAAAAGATTCTAGCCATTTCTTTGTAATAGTCTCAAATGTACATGCCGGGTCGTAGGTAAGAATCTTATTCTTTGTAGCCTTATATAGTTCTATTGTATTTTCTTTCGTCTTTGTCTCTATAAACTCGTTTAGGTAGGTTACGAAAGTTTTGCAGGTTGACTCGTTTTTGATGGACTTTGAAATATAATCTTTCAAGGCTGCGTCGCTTATGCTTTTTAATTTCTGATTATTATCCAACATAACGATAAGCATTTCCACGCGATTTATAAGATTACGTATCGCTACATTTTTAGCTTTGTAGCTTTTCGCTTCTTTGCTATACTCTGTACCCGTCCACGTTCTCGGAGTAGCACAAAAATCGGTACTTATTAATATTCGGCTTTTATGTCTAATATACAACTTGATCGGGTATGTGCCGTCTTTCTTTTCTCTACGTGTGTCTAATTGATAACAAACAGTTGCCATAATAATATTGTTTTTAGTATATATACGCAAACAACGTGTCAACGGGATAGCGCGATAATTATGCGAGATGAAAATTTGCGCA